CCTTTATTGCCGCTCATCTGTGCATCAACTTCTTTCTCTGACTTTAACGAGTAGCCGATCAAGCGCTCCATCTGTACTTCAATTTGCTGTGCCGCTGATTGGTCTTTTTGTTCTTGCAAGGTTTGGCGCTTCTGATTGAAGGCGGCGAATAGCTGTGTCTTTTTACGCTTCTCGCCGTTATAGATTTCAAACTCATCAATAAACAGACCAGTGAAGTGCTTGCCCATTAATTCATTGGCCACCGTCATCTGAGTTGGGACCACCTTGCCAGCCGCAGCATCGTACTTGTCGATATTAGCTTGCGTTGGGGTGAGTGTCGTAACGCCAGTGACAGCCATAATGCTTTGCAACTGGTTGTAAAAGCCTTCGATATAACTGCCGTCTTGCTTCATAAACCAAAGAGTGAAGTAACCTTTCTGACCATCTTTGTTGAATACATCAAAAGCCATGCCGGTTGTGCCAGTGTTGTTTGATACAACAAACTCAGCGCGACCAATCTTGACCAGCTGTTCGCTGTTGCCATCAAAGAATTGACCGCCACCAGTATTGGCTTTAAGTGCGGCAGTTTCGTTTAGCTGGATAGTAGGGAAGTTCATGGGTAGGTCCTTTAAATAAAATTAGGCTATTTGTGCCTGTTGATTAGGGTTTTTAGCAATACCGTAGAAGTCGCAAATTGCATCATCTACAGCGTTTAAATCATTGGGTATTAGTTCGCTGGCAAACATTTCATGCGGCGTTTTGACAGTGGTTGTACCGTCATTCTTGGTCATAAAGTAATGCTCGCCATTTCTAATAGTGGTTTGCAGTACGATAGTCACCATGCCTTCAAGTACAATCTTTTCATCGAGCATCTTGCCCATCGTTTTAATCTTCGTCTTACCTTCCACTTCTTCGATGTGCGATAAAATGTAGATGCGTTGGTCAGGGTGCGTATTGTTGATAGCCGTGTTCAGAATGTTCCAAGCGTTCTGACCAATCCGATTAAAGCGCTGGAATACTGAGTTACCACCACCTTCATCGGTCACACCGCGCATAAACTCATTGGCCATGATGTACTGGAAGTCATCGATAATCACGATAGGCGCTTTAAGAGATGGCAGAAGGTTGTTAATCTCGTAAGCATTATCCGTGTTCAACTTTCTAAATTGCTTGCCAGCTCGAAAGGGTAGCGGCTTACCCATGACGTTGATAACGCCACATAGCGATGGGTCGAGGTTTTGCATACTAAAAGACTTGCCCGAACCGCTATTGCCTAACACTAAAGTCACGATAGCCATTAGATATTCTCCTTACTTTGACCAAACACGCTGTCAAACTGCGCTAATAGTTGGCCCATCATTTGTTTTTCAGCTTCAGCGCTGGCTTGTTCGCTGATATTGTTAGCAAACCAGTGCTGTTCTTCCTGATCCATCCATTCCCAGCCAGCGGCGTCTTGTTGATACTCACTCATGATCGTCGCCTCCCAGCCCAAACAAGTAGTTAAGCTTGTCATGTGCTTTCTTAACTGCTTCTTTCGCTTTCTTTGCGCCAGCAATGAGAGTGTCGATATCCAGCTCCTCCAAGTCACTCTCTAAGCGAGAAACTTCATACTCAAGATGATGGATTTCGTTTTGCAACTCGTCACAACCATCACAAGAACCATCATCATCAATTTGTACTGAACCATGATTGATTGGCAGTACATCCAACGTGACAGCCAACTCATAAGCTAAGCTATCAGGGTCGCAATCAAGACCTTCATCGATAAGCTCGGCGTCGGTCATCGTTTTATAGCTGATTCTGCTACTCATGACTTTCTCCTGAGAAGTTATTGATGACGTGTTCACGCAAGCCAATCATTTCGTCATTACGATTAAGAGAGTGGACGTGAATGTATGGCTGGTTTAAATTGTGACTATTAGCAGCAAGATAAGCATCTGCACCAGCGCGAGTGAGGCAAGCGGTTTCAAACTGAGGAATCACTCCTACAGTCTTTCGGTGATACTGTGTCTTACAGTCATCAACAGTAACCTCCACCGAGCTATACCCTTCTGAGATTACAGATAGCGCCTCTGAAAGCTCATCTTCTACTTCGCAGTAGTCATCAGCGGCAACCCACACATCTTTTGTCTCGATGCCGCCATAACCATCTTCTATGTAAATAGAACGCTTAGAGTAGATGCAGTAAAAAGGGTGCTGGGTGGCGAGGTTGTCTTGCGTGTTCAAGTTGTTCGCCAATTCAGTTAAATCAACTAAGCTCATGACTTTCTCCCATACGCCTTAGCGATAAAATCATTGGCGTGCGCCGCTTCCTTGGCCTGCTGGCTGGCTTGATATTCTTCCCAACTCATATCATCGTCAGCGTCCGGATTGGTGTTATCTTCCAGATAAAGCTTGTGCTCTAAATGCACCTGGTCTTGCGCTTCGATACCAGTTGCTAGGGCACTCGCACCCGTAGCAATGACGGCGCTGGCGAGTAGGGCGGATATTGCGAGCTTTGCAGTCAGCTCGACGTTGACTAACTTTAATAATTGTTCCATAATGGGTCTCCGTAGTAGTTTGAAGTCCTAGTCAGTTGCATCTGATTGGGGCTTTTTTTATGCCTGTTTTTTGAGGCTAAGCGCGGCAATTAATGAATCAGCGTGTTGCACTGCTGACAGCGCTATCTGAACGCTACTCACTTGCTTGCCAGCGTGCGCCTTAATAAGACCTTGCATGGCTGCCGCCGCTAACTGGTCGCGTCGGCTTAACTGTTCTGATTGATTGCTCATTAAGTTATTCCTTATGTGATTGAGTGAGTTGTTACGAGATAGACGACTGCGAGCAATCGGCTATGTTGTAATAACTGGTTTTAAAATTTCGGGTCTATCTCAAATGCACGTAGCGCAACATATAGACGCTTAGGTATCTTCGTTTTCTTTTGCTTGCCGTTTGATTCAGTTATAAACTCGTAATGGTCAATTCGACTTGTGCGTGAATTACCAGTAACTAAGTTCAAGCTCACTTTCTTTTCTTGGTAATGACTAATCTTTACGGTTGCACCGTCTGACAGTTTTTTGATGATGGTTTCTTCGCTCATACATTCTCCTGATACTTCACGCCGCAAAAAGGGCAGTAAACGAACGTCATAGTTGTTTTCTTTGGCGTTCGTCGCCCATCTACGATGAGTAACACATCCGCTTTTAGCGCATCGAACATCTCGCCGTTTATTATCGGGAACACAATGTCTTTAAAAGAGGCATCTATTACTGGTTTGGCTTGATACTCTTTCTGCTGATTGCAATGAGCCATAATCTTTGCAGGTAATTCATCAATACATTTACATGCCATGCCTTTATCTCCGTAGTAGTGGTCATAGACCGTTATTAAATAGTTTTAGCGATTGCTCGCAGGGCGATTGCCGTTTTGATGTGATAATACTATCACGCCATGTGAAAATAAGTCAATAACAAATATCACATAACGTGATTATATTATCTCTTGGTGTGAAAATACAGACGAAAAAAAACCGCCATAAATGACGGTTTTATCTATTATTTACATTAATCCCAATCTAACGCCTCTCTATAGACGCACCAACCATGCGGTAACTCTGTCACTAGCTTTGAGTGCTGTATCAAGTGACAAACCCATATATAAGCCCACTCGTTAGAATTCAACATACTTACCCACCACTTTGCCAACCAAATTACAGTCACCCATTGGCATCATCTTCTGTTCATGCCAATTAGGGTTAAGTGGTCTTAAATACATATCATCCGAGGTTTCGCCAATAACCAACTGCTTAAATGTCGCCTCTGTGTCTCCATTGCACTGGACGACCACAAGGTCATTATTCTTTAATGCAAACAATCCAGTCTCAGGCTCTACATAGATAATATCGTCAGGATCAAACTTAGGTAACATGCTTTCGCCGCGTACAATTAAGGCAAAGCCGTTTTTTGATAAGTTATTTGGTCTCGACACCTTCCCTATAGCATCATCAAAAGTCACTGCCTCAACGTTAGACCAGCTACCAGCCGCGACCCAGCTAAGAATAGGCACCTTATCTGAGTTTTCAGCCATTGGTATGTTTTTAGTGCCTAATGGCGCTGGTTGACTGTCGTCGCTACCATTTTGGATAGCGTGTATTTTACTTCTAAGACTAGCGATGGAGGGCTTAGTTTCTTGAACGCCGTCTAATATGTAATTAGCATCGCTATCGTATTTAGCGGCTGCCGCTAAAGCACCTTCTTTGGACACACCTCTTTTAACCCAGTTTGCTACGGTAGAGGCACCGACATTCAAGTCGCGAGAAATATCAGAGTTTTTATCTGTTTTTGCGACTTCTTGAAGTCTTTTCATACTCTCGTGCATGAGTCACCTCGTTATCAATCCTGTTATAAGTATTTTACACAACGTGTGAGTAACTTTGTTTCACAAGAAAAAATTGTTTATTGCCTTTTATTTCACACTATGTGATAATATTTATCATGTCATGTGACTATAGGAGTTAGATGTGAAAAACATGAAATCTAAAAAAGAGTTCGATAAGCAAGTCATTGAGAGATTGGGCGGTGTAAAGGCTATCTCTGACGCGCTTGGTTATAAAAACAACACAGTTCATAACTGGGTTAAACGTGGCATCTCGAAAGACGCAAAAATCGACCACCCAGAAATATTCATGCCTAAAAGCATCGATGATGTTCAGCACGTTGAAACATACATACAAGAGGAGGCGTAACTCATGTACGACGACCCGAAACACATCAAAGACAACCGTATCAATGCGCGTTTCAGTGACGACGAGTACGAGGATTTAATCCGCGTCACTGGTCTGACTGGTCTACAAAAAAGCACGCTAGTCCGTAAAGCAACGATGAAGCTTGTCGCTGAGATTAAAGCTGAGTTTGAACGAAACCTAACCGATTATGAAGACGCAGTTTAGGCGTTTTTCGGTTACCACAAGGGGAGGTCTATGCCTGATATAGAAACGGAATTTAAAAACGATGAAGAAATGAAGCAGTTGCGATGGGCGGCAGCACAAAAGGGAATGACCGTAGAAGAGTTTACGGCCCACGCCGCCAACCAGTTCGTCAAGAAGTCCAAAGACGATATTCGCAAGCGCATTCAAAATCCTGAACCAATCCAGATTATCAAATAGGTGTTTTTAAGGCACCGAAAAGGAGACAAAGGTGAAATCAACGGATAGAAGTCTATTTTCTTGCGAACAAGAGCGCGAACGCTTAGCAGCGCTGGCAAGTGAAGCGGTCAGTGATTGCTCGCAAGAAGAAAGTGACAAAGAAGCAGACGACAAGGCGTTTTGGAAAGTCGTTTATATATTGGTCCACGTAGCAGCCGTATTAATTGTGCTGACAACGTTATACAGAATGTGGGGGCAGTGATGTTAAGAGAACAGATATTTTCAGATATTAGCAATTATCCAAAACCAGTTAATCCTGACTGTCAATCAGCGGTAGCTGAATACTTAGAAGAAGTGGGCGCAACAGACCTTGATGCACCAGACGCGCCAAAACGCAAAATTCAGCGTACTAACGATCAGCTATTTGTAGCTCTCCAAGGACAGAAACGCAGAGAAGCAGAGGCAAGAGCGCAAGCAGAACATCAAGCAGCGCTGGCAAGACTGAATGACGGCACAGCGGTATTGCGTCAAAAGAAAGAGCGCACGCCAGTGTTATCTAAAGGCGTTAAAAGCAAAACAGTCAGACCAGCAGCAGCGCCAAAGCGCAAGTACGCAAAACGCAATAGCAGTAAAGCGGCGTTTGATGAAGCAGCAGCAATCGAAAGACGTATGGCTATGATAAGTACGCTTAAATCAGGTGGCAAGATTGAGCAGATACCGCAAAAGCGGTGCGAAGGTGGCTATGCAGAGTATCAAACGCAGTACACCGATATTCGCTGGATTGGCCGCGTGAAAGGACTGGTCATTGCACGCATACAGCGCGTCAGAAGCAACACTTCTTACTTTGTCTTAGATGACTTTGAGCGCTATGAATTGCCAGAGCCTATCAGTGGCTATGCTGAAGAAAAGCAAAAAATGCTAACCGCATTACTTAGCAAGAAGCTTGTGCTGGCAAGTGATATCGATAGCAGCGCTAAAGTTGCATCGCGAACGATTGCAGCATTGGCTGAGATACACGACTTGGACGTTTATACCGTGTTTGAGAGTCGTTCTGTGCATGGCTGGATATTCATCATGGACGAAGAAAAGCGCAAAGCTAAGCTCAAAGAAGTAGGCGATTTGTTGCAAGCGCTCGATTTTTTGGAAGAACGAAAGGCGAAAGCTGGGCAATAAAAAACGCTCGTCAGCACGAACTGAGAGCGTTTAACAAACTTAACCTGTAATCGGAGTATATATCCATGAACGACATTATGCAAGTAAATGAAGTAAGCAAAACAATGAGTAGTCGTGAAATAGCGGAACTATGCGTCAAAGAGCATCGGCACGTATTGCGCGATATCGATGATCTTAACGCAACCTATGCAGGAATGGCACTGCCCAAAGTTGGGCAGTCAAATTACATTGCTGATAATGGACAAAGTTATCGTCAATACCTACTTAGTAAAGAGCAGACGATTGATCTAATAACCGGTTATCGCGCTGATATCCGTATTCGTATTAATCGCCGCTGGCAAGAGTTAGAACAGCAAGTAAGTGCTAGCCAGCCAGTTATCGCCTTACCACAAGATTATTTATCGGCACTAAAGGCGTTAGTGAGCAGCGAAGAAGAAAAGCAGGTCGCACAAGCTCAGGTCATCGAGCTAAAACCAAAGGCCGAAGCGCTGGCACGTATCAGCAGCTCAAAAGGCGCTACTGGTATTCGTGATACCGCTAAAGCTGTTGGTATGCGTCAGAACGACTTTGTAGCGTGGTGTGTTGATGATACCAAGCCTATGAGCCGTCGCTTTATGTATCGCGATGATAGAGGCGTGCTTAATGCGTACTCACATCGCACCAGTGCGGGATTGATGACGCAGAAGCTACAGTCGTTCGTTGGTCATGATGGGCGTGATAGAGCAGAGCCTAGAGTTAAATTTACCCCGGCTGGCGTGGCTAAGATTGCAGAGATGCTTGAGAAAGAGCGTAGTCGTGAAGCGGAGCTAGTGTAATGGCTGTCATTGGTATCAGACCAAGGTTGCATCGAGTTATCGCTGACAGACACTTCCAAAGGTCAGCTGCAAAAGGATCATCTAGTGGCTTTACTACACTGGTGAGAAAAGGCACTTATCCACGTTCAGGAATGGATCATCCAAGCTTAGCGATAGGCGACCGCTTGGAGTTTATCTTAAGCGAGAAGGGTTTAAGACTGCTTGGTAACCAGCCAGCGTATGAGGTTACAGATATAGGCTTACAGCGTGATAAAGATAGCGGCCAGTGGGTATGGACGGTTGAGTTTAAGAAATTGGAGTTGGAGCCATGAGCTTTAAATTAGTAGCACAAGTGATGGATATTAAAGTCGGCAGCCCATTGCGCAAGATAATACTTATCAAGCTTGCAGACCAGGCTAATGACGAAGGTGTGTGCTGGCCTAGTTATGAGTCTATTGCTAAGACTTGCGAGATCAGCAAGCGCTCAGTCATTACTCATATTCAGAAGCTAGAAAAACAAGGGTTTCTCCGTATTGAGAAACGATACAACAAAGATGCTGGCAAGAATTTTAGCAATAAGTATCACTTAACCTTGTCTAAGGGTAGTGCAAATGATTCACCACTAGAGGGTGGTGCAAATGCTGCACTAGTGCAAATGAGCGTCGAGGGTAGTGAAGGAGATTCACTAGGTAGTGAAGGAGCTGCACCCGAACCTATCAATGAACCTATCAATGAACCTATCAATAAAGAAGTAGGGGCAAAAAAAGATAAGTCTGCTTTTGATGCTCTTAGTTACCCAGTACCTAGTTTTGTTGATAAAGAAAATTGGAATGATTTTGTAGAAATGAGAAAGAGGATTAAAAAACCTCTCACAGAAACAGCTTGTAAGCGCTTGGTTAATAAAATAATCAAATTGGATGAAGATGGTTTTGATGTTAACGACTCATTGGACTACTCAATCACAGGCGACTATCAAACGGTATTTGAGCGCAAACGCAAGACAATCACTCAGGGGAACACTCATGCAAACCACTACTCAGCTAACAACAAACCTCGCAGAGAAACTACAGAAGAATACAAGCAGCGGATGCAGCGAGAGTTTAACGAAGAGTTTGGAATCGAAGTACAGCCCGGCAGCCATACAGACTGCTACAGCTAGGGTATTAAACCTATTCGCAGAACTCAAAGAAGAATACGGTGCCTTATTTGATAACAAAGAACATCGCTACACGCCAGCCAAAGCGCGTGAATGGGCGGTAGAGCTGCTAGAAAGCGGTATCAACGCAGAACAGTATCAACGCGGACGCTGGCAAGCAATGAAGCAGCAGGATTATCCGGTAGAGCGCGCTTACAAGTTTATTCAGCTATGCAAGCTAGGTGAGATTGATACATATCCCACAGCTAACGACGCTTTTACAGTTGCTTGTACCAATTGCGGTATGAAGGGTGACATAGAACGCGACTGGAAGCATGAAGTGGTTTATGAAGCAGCAAACCGCATTGGATGGGGAAATCTGGCAAGTGCGACCGAGTATTTCTTCAAGACGTTCAAGCAAGTTTATGAGCAAGTAGTGAGTGAGCATAAAGCTGGCAAGACGTTTGTCATTCCGCAGTCGCATCAAGTCGCTTATGAGCATACGCCAGTGCAGGCAGGTAGTGAAGCAGATAAGAAAATTAGCGAGCAGTTGGCAGAGTTGCGGAGGGTGGCGGTATGAGTAACTACACACAGATATCTATAACGGATGGCGTGACAACAAAGAAAAGAGTTTTTACTGATATTGCGACTGACGAATTAAGTGTGAACGAGATCGTCAGCCTTCTGAGCTTTGAAAGCGATAAGCCAGTTTGGACGTATTTCGTTATGTTTAAGCAGATAGAAGCTCGTATGAGCACTATGAGCTACAACAAAAACGGATTGTCAGGTGTTGTTACTGTGAATGATAAGCGAGTAGAGGTTCAACCGTTCGATGAAGGCGATAGTTTTGGGTTGGTAAGTGCGCTAAAGCTTGAAGCGGTGAATCAATATTTGGCAGGGGCGGCGGTATGAAAACAATACTAGACCCATGTTGCGGTAGCCGAATGTTTTGGTTTGATAAAAAGGATGACAGAGCAGTGTTTACAGACAAGCGCAGTGAGCAGCACACCCTATGCGATGGCCGCGAATTGATTATCGAACCAGACATGGTAATGGATTTTACCGACCTACAGTTTGATGATGAGCAATTTCACATGGTTGTGTTTGACCCGCCTCACTTGCGTAAAGCTGGCAAGGATTCATGGATGGCACTCAAATACGGCAAGCTCGATGAAACTTGGCCAATTATGATTCGAGATGGTTTTGCAGAATGTTTTAGAGTGCTCAAGCCCAACGGTACGCTGATATTCAAATGGAATGAAGGCCAGATTCCAGTAAAAGATATTTTGGCACTGACAGACCAAAAGCCAGTCGTTGGTCATCGCAGCGGTAAGCGTAGCAACACACATTGGATATGTTTTTTGAAGGAGGCGGGCAAGTGAGTGACTCTAGAATCGACTGCGCATTAGGCGTTGAACTTAAAACCATACGCTTAAAAAACAATATGACGCTAATGACTATGAGCAAGGAAATGGGATTTACTCCCGCCCACCTGTCAAATTATGAGCACAACATCGGCACCTTAAATCCAAACAGCGGAGTAGATGCAGCAATTATTGAAAACTGGTGTAAGGCGACAGGCAATCATTTGTCTGACAACCCTCTTGTCTTGTCTATCACGCCAGTGATAACCGACCTTACTAAGTCAAAAGCTATGTTTGAGCGCTGGCGCGATGGTGATTTTAGTCAGGAGAGTAATGGTGAGTAAATTTATAGTTCAGCAGTCGGTAATTTTAAATGACTATGAAAGTTATAGGTCGCTATCGTTTCAGTTTTACGAGCGCGGCGTAGTTATCGAGAGTCGGCAAGACGAGGTAAATAATAAAGAACGTGGCGCGGACCCAAGGCATTTTTCTTACTTAATAGTCTCGCGTTTAAAAAATGACGAAGCTATCAAGCTGCGTGACCGTCTTTTGGCTCGCTATCCTATTGAGCAGCGACAAGCAGTTTATCAGCAAGGTGTACAAGCAGAGCGCGAGAGGCTATACAACCTAAGTGCTAATGAGTTTTTAGCAGAGAAGTTGTCAGGTCATATAGAGCAGACCGATGAGTAAAAAATCCCCATCCGACTACACACCAGGTCAGCGCAAATTTGCTGATTTAGTAGCAGCGGTTAAGGCTGGCAAGCCGAACGCCGCTATCTATCGTAAAAATTCAGCGGTGACGCAGGCAGGTGATTTTGTTATTGGGTTGACCTACAACATCGCGCTACAGCGTTACTCAGCGAGCGCTATCGAGATTGACGGCGTGAGAGATAACGGGAAGTTATGTAGTTGGGATAAAGACGGGAACGCACTAGATGACGATTTGAGCGTCTTGGTGCTTGGTTCGGTACATTCGGGTGTAAGGACAATCTAAAAGGGCAGGAGGGTGTGAAATTGGCACGAAAAAGCAGTAAAAGACCTTCTAGTCTGGAGCAGTTGGTCAGAGAAATCACCGGAGAGCCTAAAAACAAGTTTGGTGCGGTCAAAAAGGTGGTTGATGATATTAAGTTTGATTCAACCAAGGAAGCGAATCGCTACGCGCAATTAAAGTTACTCGTTCGCGCTGGCAAGATTAGAGATTTAAGATTGCAAGTTCGCTACGACTTGATACCAAAGCAGAAGTTTAGCGATGGCTCAAGCATGGTTGGCACGTACTACCTAGCAGACTTTGTATATTTTGACTGTGATAAAGGGTGTGAAGTGGTTGAAGATGTCAAAGGAAAAAAGACGGACGTTTATCAGATCAAGCGCAAGCTAATGAAACTGATTTTAGATATTGAAATATTTGAAACTTAACCAGGTGCATAAAAATGAAGATAGAAGTAAAGATGCTCACGGGCACAGCTAGAGCAGTCACAGGCACAGTTGATATTGATGGCTGTATCAGCTCGTTTAAAAACCTGCCGGTGCAACTGGGTGACAATCAGACACAGCGCGAGCAAGCATTGATTGATGCAGCGTTAATCGAACAAGGCAGGAGGGCTATCAATGACTGAGGAATTAAAGGCGTTAATTCAAGCGGCTAAGGATGTTAGAAAGTCGCTAATTGAGTACGACCAAGACGAACACGCCAGCGGTGAAATTTTTTACTGTGAAATGATGGGCGAGTCGGTCGATTTGCTATCTTACGCTGTAAAGGAATATGAGGAATCTATCAATGACAAGTAAATCTAAAACGCTGGCAGGACTAGGTATGCGAACACTTGATGAGTATGTAGATAGCTTGCCTGCTCATGAGCAGCAGCCAGTTATTGACGACACATTCAACGATGACACGCCAGCGCAGACGTTTGGTGATATTCAGTGGGATATGGGCACAGATGAACAGCCAGTAAAAGTAGCGGTATGTCTTACTTGTGATGCAAAAATGGCAGAGGACAGCATTGATTACTACGTGGTAAACCAAGGTCTAGGCTGCCCAACTTGTAGGGCTAACGCTGCTAACAAGTACGCAACTAGAGTGCCAAGTCTATGGCGCAGAGATGACAAGAAGGTGAGAGCTGCTACCGATGAAATTACGCTACAGGAATTTATGGACGTAATGGTAGATAAGATGCGCCTTATCGGTATCGCGGGACCAGCACGCGCAGGCAAGGACACACTCGCCAGCTACTTACTTGATAATTTAAGCGATGACTGGTCGCGCTCATCGTTTGCTGATCCGTTGAGAGACATGCTACGCGCTATCGGAGTGGATTGCAGTGATGATAAAAAAGCGGTGATTGATGATAGTTATGGTGCTACGCCACGTCACATGATGCAGACGTTAGGCACCGAATGGGGTCGTCACATGATTGATGGCGATATCTGGGTAAAAGCATTTGCGCGTTTGAACGCTGGCAAGTGCGTGATAGTGCCTGATGTTCGTTTTGAAAACGAAGCCGAATTAGTGCGAGAGCATGGTGTGCTTATTCACTTAGTTGGCCGTGGCGGTATTGAAGGTAATCACGTATCAGAGAACGCTATTGAGTTTAAGCCTGGTGATATTGTGATTGATAATTCGCGTGACTTGGCTTGGTTGCATGGTCAGGTTGATGGTAATGCGGTGCTGGGTGATTTTATAAGCGAGGTGGGCGAGTGACTTACTTCTTACTCAGTTTTGTCTTCATGCTGATGTACGGCAGTGTCGTTGCTGTGCTCGCGTATAAGGCTGGCAAGTTATCAAAGCGCTTAGTTAAGGCGTTAAATCTTTCCGGTAATACGATTTACATAGATACCAGCAAGATTGAATCGGTGCTGATTGATGAGAACGTAGAGGATGGCGCTGGTGTGATGGTTAATTTTGGTAGTCAGGCAAGATTTAAGTGTCGTCTAGCAGATAACCCTTGGGTGAGTGATTTTATTAAAGGAGTTGGCGAGTGAGTAATAACTATCGAATAGAGTGGGTTGTGACCGTGTGCCTGCTTGTAGCTTTTGTTATTCATTTTTGGCCTATTCCTTGGGCTGATGTGATTGCAGTGACTATAAAAGCTGCTATTGCTGTTTTGATTATGTTGGCACTTGATTTTTGGAAATAAATAAAAAGCACCCATGTTGGTCGCATGAGTGCTTTAGGCTGGCAAGTAACAGAGCAATGTTATCGCATGTCGATTATATATTATTTTGAGGATGAATCACATGCAGATAACGAACAAGCAAAGAGTATTGGACGCGGTTATTGATTTGCATAATCAGGAGCAGATAGTCACACGCGAAACGCTGTCTGACATACTCGACTTAAAACAGACGATTATTGATGATAATTTATCGTCACTCACTAATGACGGCTTTATTCATCGTGTACAGCGTGGCGTCTATGTGCCCGTGATTGAGCACAAGCCAGCACGTATCATTAGTAAAATTGTATTGCCTTGCGGCACGACTGTGATTGATATCGGTGACACCATCGTACTGACACTGACGCCAAAGGAGGCGCGCATTGTAGGCTCGCTAATGATGTGCGAGGCAATGCAGTACAGCAATATTGAGATAGGCCATCATGCAGCACTGACGACAGCTAAGATGGACTTGGAGATGAAGGAGATGCGCAAACAGTTGCGTGCATTATCGGCAGTTTAGCTGGCAAGCCTGATTTTTGACAAGAATACCTTGCTAAATGCGAGGTTTTTTTACGCCTATTGATTGATGATTGCGAGAAATCGCATTAAACACGCATTAAATTGCACGCCAGCTTGCACAGCGTGCGTCCTTACCCCTATAAGGTTCGCACTTTTCACGTACAGGCTCTAACATCAAGCTATTAAAGGTGTTTGGAGCATGATATGAGTAAAAAAAACGACAAGCCTGAGTGTGATTGGGAAGAAGTCGAGCGACTTTATCGTGCAGACTTGCGTACAAACGCACAACTTGCGCGAGATTTTGGCATTCATGCAACGACTATCACACGCCGCGCTAAAAAACATGCTTGGAAACGTGACTTAAAACACCGCATCAAAGAGCGAGCAAACGCATTGGTGCAAGAGCGTGCGGTTAAAAAGCTGGCAAGTGATGACCAAACGATTGAAGAAAACGCACAGCTAACAGCCAACGTGCGCTTATCACACCGTCAAGACATTGGTGATGCTCGCAGCATTGCCATGACCTTGCTTGATGACTTAAAGGCGCAGATTGGCACTGACAACCGCGCACGCTTAGAAGACTTGTTTATAGCAGCACTCAAATCCAATGCGATTGATGAAAGCGCGCTTGAAGCATACGAGCGCGTCACGTCTTTATCTAATCATGTGCGTGTCATGAAAGACTTGGCAGACACCATGACCAAGCTTGTGACATTAGAGCGTCAAGCCTACGGCCTCGATGACGTTGATAGCTCGCCAGTCGATGCCCTCACCACACTACTACACAGCATTGCGAATAATAACGGCAATGCTTTTGGTGTAGTGAAAGCTGATCCCGAATATGAGGACGCGCCTGCCAGTAATAGTATTGGCGTGAGTGGTGATGACGATGCGTAAACGTAAATTATTGCTCGAAGTCGTGTTTATGGTAATTGATATCGCGTGTGTCGCTTATACCAAGCGCAAGAAGCGTAAGGGTGGTAATGATGATTGATTTGAAACAGGGCGATTGCTTGGATATTTTAAAATCAATGCCTGATAACGGCATTGATTGCGCGGTCATTGACCCTCCATACAAAATAGTGGCAGGTGGCTGTAGAAAGGTTGCACTAGGTGACGAGTGTTCAGGAATTATGAATAAGCGCAGAGAAAGCAACAAGCGTACCGATTGGGTTGAGGAGGTGCGAACAGGGAAAATGTTTAAGCATAACGATATTAAGTTTGAGCATTGGTTGCCTGAACTGTATCGCGTAATGGCAGATAAATCACACACTTACTTGATGATTAACTCTCGCAACTTAGCTGAATTGCAAAATAAAGCCGAACAAGCAGGGTTTAAGTTTCAAAACTTGCTAATTTGGGATAAAGGCAATGTAACGCCTAATCGCTACTATATGCAGGGCTATGAGTGCGTTTTGATGTTGCGTAAAGGCGGTGCTAAGAATATCCACAATAAAGGCACGAGTAATATATTAAGAGTGCCTAATATTATAGGTGGCAAGAAACACCCAAGCGAAAAACCCGTCGAGCTGCTAGAGATTTTGATTAATAACTCTACAAACGATGGTGAAACAGTAATTGATATATTCATGGGTTCAGGCTCTACTGGTGTCGCGGCAATCAATACTAATCGCAAGTTTATTGGCATTGAGCTAGATAAAGATTACTTTGCAATAGCTGAGCAGCGTATCAATGAAGCGCTAAGCAAGTTGAGCGTTGAATATGCCTAACGTAATCCACACGACCGCCCTAAATCCACTCCCAACCGATGCAGCTGAGCTGGCAAGATGCTTAGCTGACCCTTACTGGCGCGTGTTTAGTGGCTGTCTGTATAAGATTATGATTAAAGGTGATGACGAAGAAGACGTTGAAGCCGAAAGCTACGTCGTGCCGTTTAAGCCCAATGCTGCGCAAAAGAAGTTCGTCGATAGATTATGGCACCGTAACATCATTTTGAAAGCTCGCCAGCTAGGTTTTACCACACTCATAGCGATACTTTGGCTTGACCATGCGTTATTTAACGCTGACCAGCGCTGCGGTATTATCGCCCAAGATAAAAATGCCAGTGAAGTTATCTTTCGAGACAAGGTTAAGTTTGCCTACGAGAATCTACCGACTGAGATACGTGAGCGCTTCCCTTTAAAGCGTGACAGCGCTGCTGAGCTGTTATTCGAGCACAACAACTCATCAATCCGTGTGGCCACGTCCATGCGTTCTGGCACCATTCATCGCTTGCACATATCAGAGTTTGGCAAAATTTGTGCCAAATATCCGGACAAAGCAAAAGAGGTAATGACCGGTTCAATCCCTGCTGTGCCTGCCAGCGGTATTTTAGTCATCGAATCAACCGCTGAAGGTCGAGAGGGTGACTTCTTCCGCTTAACTCAAGCAGCGCAAAAACATTTCTATTCACGCAAGAAGCTATCGAGCAAAGACTACCGATTGCACTTCTACGCTTGGTGGCAAGAAGAAAACTACCGTGTCAATTCGCGCACGGTCGATATCACGGACAAAGAACACGAATACTTTGATCAAGTCGAGATGATAGCCAAGCGTGATATGGGTATCGATATGAAACTCGACCCTGATCAGCGCGCCTGGTATGTGGCAATCAAGAACAGTGACTTTGTTGGCGCAGAAGAGCGCATGTGGCAAGAGTATCCATCATTCCCTGATGAGCCATTCCAGGTCAGCACAGAAGGTCATTACTACGCAAAAGATATGCTACAGCTACGCAAACGTGGCGGTATTTGTCATATTGACGAGCTCGACATTCCAGTCGATACGTTTTGGGATATTGGCAACTCAGATGGCTGTGCTATTTGGTTTTTGCAGCACATGAACGGTCAAGACCGCTGGATAAGATACTACGAAGCACACAATGAGACGCTGAAACACTATGTTGCACAGCTTAGAAGCTACGGCTATGTGTTTGGGCGTCACTTCTTACCACACGATGCTGACCACAAGCGCTTATCAGACACCAATAAATCAACACGCGAGATGTTAGAGGACCTCATGCCCGGTGAAGTCTTTGAAGTCGTGCCGCTTATCTCAGAGCTTATGAACGGCATTCAGCAGACCAGAGCCGCGATGAAAGGTTATTACTTTGACGAGGTTGATTGCCAGCTCGGTATTAAGCGCGTGGAAGGTTATAAGAAAGTCTTTAGCACAAAAGATATGCGCTACACGAACAGACCAAACAAGGCGAATGGCTGTAGTGAAGGTGCTGATGCCTTGCGCCAACACGCACAAGCAAAAGAGGCTGGCATGTTAGACAGGTCAGATAAAACCACCACTTACGAAGAACAAGACGCTGACGACTGGCGTGTAATGTAGAGGATTGAGATATGAGTATAGATGTGACAGACACGCCAGCCGACGACCAAGCGCTGAGCTTAATTGAGTATCAAGATATTATCAACG